AAACACATTCTCAAAACCGTGCTTTGACAACGAAAGGTCAAAAATGAATCTAACATTCAACTTCACTAACAAAGTTTGTAGCTCTTTGTTAGCGTCTTATCGCAAAAGTTACATATGGATCAACAAAACCGTGTACAACACATTTTTCTCATTAATTGTTTCTTTCGATATTATTTTAACTGACATTTTATATTCACAATTATATTACAAAAATAAAATGTTATCTCATTTTAGAGAATCCGCTAATCCTATCGGAAGTCTATTAAATTATCCTTCTTCATTATATTTGAATTTATCCGATATCGTCAAAGAAAAATTAATAGGTGGTGCTGTGAATCCATCAGCTCCCAAGAGAATCGGAGAGATCTGTAGGATGAGAACGAAAAAGAAGAATAAAGATTTGTTCCAACCCTTAGGCTCTAGATGGGAGATACCAGGAGACGGATTATGTGCTTTACATTCCCTTTTTTGTTTTATACGAAGGTTCAATTATATATTCTTAGTTTCTCATTATGTCCATAATAATAAGCTTTCCGATTTGAGAAAGTTTTTTATCATTCCCGAGATTAAGAAGTGGATGCAAGAAAAAGAATGGAAAAAAATTATTCCGGAGGATGATAGAAGAGCTCTAGAAAATTATTCTATGTTAGAAAGCGGTGTTGAAATTTTGCCTAAAGCTCTTGATATTATACCTCTTAAGAAATTCTTTTGTTGTTATTATAACATTCCGGATATTACCATCTTAAATGGTGAAGATAGTGTGAAAGTCGCTGACTTCGTTAATAATAAAGATTCCATGCAGAACCAAAAGATAATTTATTATTATAATGAACACTTCGAATATGCTACTATGGTATCTAACTTACAATCTGATAATGAGGTTAAACGTAATTTAGCAATAGGTTGGGATAAACTCGTACCACCGAACGAGAAAGACAGGTTGGATGAATTGATGAAATCTTGGACTGGGATAGCCGAAGATATCAAGAAAGACATTGGTTTGAAACGCAAATTAGAAGACTTGAAACAGAAGAATAAATTAGAGGCTGATAATTTCAAGGATTTGATTAAAGAACAAACCGATTTAGTCCAGAAAATGACTAATCCTGTTAAATCTAATGAACCCATCAAAGAAAAATTCGCTCCGAGAACTTCTTTAGTATTTAAAGATAATAAAACTACAGGGTTTTACTCTCATAATTTTGAATTGGGCAAAGAATTCAGCAAAATTATCGAAAACATCGGCATTCGACTATTTGAAAAACCTCACAAATATTGCCATCCTGGGCAAAGAATTTTGGCCGATTACTGCAATTTTGAAATGATCAAGAATTCTAATCTTTGTGAGAATAAAGTATTGGAACACGCTGCCAAATATGCTAAGACCTTAGCTTGGACCAACAAGAATGTCAATTATGATTTTACGAGACCAGTCGTAATTAAGGGAACAGACGACGCTTATAGGATAGCTAATCCCTTGAATGATACTTCCAAGAATCATCCTTCTCTCAATATGAAATGTTTCGAAGCCATCATGACGAATCCCGATAGTATACATATCTTCACTGATGTAATCTATTACCCCGGCGTTTTAGAAGGTATCACTGACGCCCATAGAATGGTCAACAAGAATATTAAAGGAAAATTTTCTTGTGCTAATTATCCCAAGAGAGAAGGTAAATATTATTATTACGATAATGAGGGTTATTTTATAATAAAGGGAGATACTATTGATAACCAGCCTTTAATGAATGGCAAAGGATATCAACATGATTTAATATGTCTACCTAGCTCTAATTTCTCTTTACTCATAAATGGCGTTTACATTAACGCTACTTTAGCTTTTACCGCTAGAACTTCTAAAGATAGCTCTTATTCTTACTGGAATTTCGAGACTTCGTCGAGCCCTATTTACCATTTAATTGAAGCATTCGTTAAAAGTGTTGATAATCATTATCCTGTTATCAATAGGAAAGCATTGATACATAATGATCAACATAGTAGTTCTATTACTTACATCACACAAGACAAACTTTGTTATTCCACTAGATACATACTCCCTAATTGGGATATTCAATATTATTTAGATGAAAAAATGACTTTTAAGAGTAACAACAAGACGTCAAACATAGATCAAGTAAACTATTTATACAAGAAATATAAAGAAGAAAGAGAAGAAGTTAACGTGAGACAGAAGATTTCTTCTGAAGATTTTAATGAAAATGCTGCGCTGTGGCTGTATACTCAAAGCGTCATCAGGAAAAGGTTAATCTCTTGCTTAGATGCTCCCGAATTCCATGATCTTCATAACAATGAAATGAAATTTAAAGGTAAGACTTTATGGGAGAGAATTAAAGACGTTTTTTACTCATGTTATTATTATTTCAGACATTTCTTCAATGATCCTGAATATAGGTCGAAAATAATGCAGTTGAAGAATTATATCAACGTCAATTACAGCGGTAATAATATGAATGACGAAAGTATGATCGGAGGAGGGAATCCTTCCAATATAATCAATCCTGGGCTAGAATGGGTTAATGGACAATTAATGAACACCCAGACTATTCAAATTAGTGGTATAACTGTTAGTTCCACTAGCCTTCAAAGTGATAAAATCGCTAGTCTGAAATCTGATGACAGTCCTGTGACCTCTCGTAAGATCGAGAATGCTGAGGTTAGAAAAAAGAAAAAAGAAAAACGATGCAAAACAGATCCTATCATGAAAAAGAAAACTCTTTTCCAGTTCAATGATTTTGATGATCTGGATCAAATTCCGGAGAGACACTTTGACCAGACCGTATCTAAGAAATTTTATCATTCTGTAGGCAATGAATATATTGAAATTTTACGCAAAGGCAAAGAACCAGTATGTACATGTGAAGATCACACCTATGAAAAAATTTTGAACACTGAAACTCCTATACATTTTGGACATTGCCAAAAGAATATAGATGCTTGCATTTTTGCTAGAGGATTTAACACAGCCTTGAGTCCAGAACCAGAAACCTTGTACTTATTTAAGAATTTCGTTGATAATAAGTGGTTTAAAGACAATGAATCCAAAATGGCAGAATCAATATTGAATCTAACAGATGACGATTATTCTTTTGAAAAATTCATTAATGACACTGATCCTTCCAAAAGAAAAATTTATATAAATGGTTTCAAAGAATTTTTAAATAAACAGAAGATTGATGTGAATTTTGAATTAATGTCTAAAACTAATGAGGTACATTTCGACAAGTTATGTGATGTTAGACCTAGAATGATATTTAATCCTTCATCATCCATGAAAGCAGTTGGTGCTTATTTGGCTAGAATCATGATAAAAATTATGAAAAAAGTAGAACACGGGTTCATTTCTGGTTATTCTACTAATGAACTCTCTGACAAAATCATGAAGCTACGTAACAATAAAGCAAGTTTTCATGACGGCAACGTTTACTCCTATGACGGTAGCTCTCACGATGCACATCAATCATTCGAATTAATAGACATTGTAGATCATAAACTCATGAAATTCATGCTACCGAGAATACTGGCCGATAGCAGATGTGCTGTTCCGAATTATCTACTACCTGAAGTTTTGTCGGCTATAGTTAGATTGTCCAACAAATTTTTCACTAAATTGAAGATGAGAGGGGTAATACACGGAACGGTTTTTTCTGGACATCCTACTCTGACAACTTTGTTTAATACCATCCGTACAACTTTATACAATCGTTATGCCGTCTTTTTATTGTACCCGCAATATTATGACTCTCATAAAATATGGGCAGCTGGAGATGACGTTCTGTCTTGGCTGCCTATTAAGATAGATCCACGAATGTTCAAACTAGTTTTAGGAGGAGACGCAGGTTCTAGAGGATTAGGTCAAAATGCTAAAGATTTCAAGGTTGGTGAATTAAAAACACACACTTTTCTTTCCAAACAATTCATCTATCTGAATGAAAAATTAAACATCGTACCTATCGCTCAACGGTTATATAAAGCAGGCATCTCTTATTCTAAAAAGAGTGCTTTAGAAAAACGCGAACACAGATTGGCTAATTACATTGCTTTTTTAGATTTACCTAGAGAATTGAAATGTTACGCTTTGCGTTTTCTGGACGGCAATATCGGCAGTAAATTAACTCCAGCGATGAAAAAATTATTGTCATATGATTGGGCTTATAAACTGCGATTGAAGAATCGAACACCTGATGAAGATTTAGAAGCTCCCACTTTGTTAGAAACAGATAGAGATTATTTGTTAAAAGTAATTAGCGAAAGAGTCGATTCAGTAAAAGCCAAATATGACAAAGAATTAAAATTCGATCACGAGATTCTTTATAAGAGTATTAATGATGTTAAGCACGTTTCTTACATAGGCCAGATCAGTTTAGATGGCTTATGTGCTAATGGTTCGAATCTTCCGGGCTCTTACAAGTTAGGACCTGGATTTATGATTAACCTAAACAATAATAAAAGGTTCGTCAAAAACTCGGTTTGCGGTCTTAACGTATATTCCGCTAAATTCGAGAAATTAAAATATATGTTACCAATTCAACCCTATAAAGGTAATCCATCAAAAAATAAGAAGAAATCTAAACGATCTAACAAGACTAAGGCTCTACAAAACGACCGTACGAATAAACTTGAAAGTCGAATTGTCGGCGCTATGAAGAATTCTTCTTCGAAAGCAAATAATGTATCAATTATAGAACGAGGTTGGTTAAATAAGCATCATAAAGACGAAATAAGTTATGCACTTGGCTTATTTGAACCAACTAAGAAAAGATGTATCCGTATACCTAACCCCATTCCCGTAGCAACAGCAGTTGCTTCTCAACAAGGGGTACTCACACTTACAGCTAATGCTACAGGATTTTTCGCATGTTACTTGGCACCATTCAGTCCTACAGGCATCGTAGCTTATAATTCCGCAGCAGGCTTTAATGAATCTAGCAGTCAAACCGCCGCTGTAGTTAGTATCGTGAACAGTATAATGGTAGCTAGTAATGCCGCTCGTTTGCGTGTTGTGTCAGCCTGGATGGGTATAACTGATTTAACGAATTCTTTAACTAAGACCGGCACCATCACTTACGGTATGATGCCAGCATCCCAGTTAACAGGTACCGCAGATACTATTCGTGACTCAATGTGGACTAAGACTATATCTTCGGCTTCTGCCGCAACTTATGTAGGTGGTTTTTATCTGCCCATGGACACAAATGGTATGACTTTTGCCTCACCGGGCGCAACCCCTGCTGATTATATGACTCCGGTCGTATTTGTATCAGGTTGTACGGCTTCAGCAAATATTTCGGTTCAGTATTTTATCAATTATGAATATATCCCTGCTGCAGGTCAATCTGATTTACTCTCCGTTGGTTTAGGGCCCGTCGGATCTGCGGAACAGTCTCTAGTGAATGTCGGGCAAATTCAAACCTCTGGAGGAGGTTTCGCTGCTTCGTTAGGAAATTTCGCCAGTTGGGCGCTTAATGCTCTACCATCGTTCTATTCCACGGCTAAGGAAGTGACAAATTACGCGTTAGCCACTTTGTAATTGATTTATTCTTCCAATCAATAACACTGTGAATGTACAACAGTATAAATCGTTTTCAAAACGACTCTGTAAAAGAGGAAGAGACCGTC